AAGGAGAATACTTATGGATATGAGCATCTACAAGCAGGTTGGAGAGCGTGCCCTTATGACATTCGCCCAGACATTTCTGGCAATGTTTGTCGTGACTGACATGGCTTCAGCCAAGGGTGCTGCGACGGCTGCTGTTGCCGCCGCCCTTTCAGTGGTGAAGTCATTCGCTGCTACTAAGGTTGGCGACAAATCAACGGCTTCTCTCGTCTGAGCGTAGTGCCCGTATCGCTTGATTAACCACCTAGCGATACATTAGTATATGGTTGTTAGCGGGATTGGCTTTTGCTCCTTTTGTGTCGTTCCCTAACAGGGAAGAAACCCCGGTCACTTCGGTGACTGGGGTTCTTTCTTTTTGCGGGCACGTTTTTGCGGAATATGCTTTAACCGATCAACCTGAATAGAACGCCACTGTCCATGACCGTGCGAGCCTCCCCACAGGTCGATCCATTCACTCTGGGGGTCTAGGTTAGTGTTCACGACGTGGCGCATGAACTTGTACTTACCTTGCTCTCCCTTGATACGGCATTCGTCCCCTTTAGTAAGGGTTACTTGCGGTGATATTTGATATGAGTCGGAGACAACCCATCCTTGTGGTGGGCCGACAGGTTTAGTTGTTTTAAGTTTTCTAGCCATAGTAGTTTCCTCCTTAGATACGAAAGGATACTACATATGATAACGTCTGTCAAATAGATGCGTAGATTGTATCGGCAATTGTCTCTCGGATTTCTTCGTTTTCATCCAAGAAAGCCTTTGTATTGGCACGGCCCTGTCCAATGTTCTCACCCTTGTAGGCGTACCATGCGCCCTTCTTATCAAGGATGCCCATTTCGGCGGCAATATCTACAATGTCTCCGGTGCGGCTAATTCCCTCACCGTAGGCAATTTCAAACTCTGCCTGACGGAAAGGTGGCGCACACTTGTTCTTTACAACCTTAACTCGTGTTTTGTTGCCAGATGCCTCGCCACCGTCCTTCAGTGTTTCGATACGGCGAATGTCCATTCGGACTGAAGCATAGAACTTGAGTGCCTTACCACCAGTAGTTACTTCAGGTGAACCAAACATTACGCCAATCTTTTCACGCAACTGGTTGATCATGATCAGTGTGGTCTTGGAATGATTTAGATTAGCAACAATCTTGCGCATGGCTTGAGACATCAGTCTTGCGTGAAGCCCGACATGGCTATCGCCCATCTCGCCGTCGATTTCTGCACGAGGCGTAAGTGCCGCTACTGAGTCCACGACCACAACATCCAGAGCGCCCGACTCAATCAACTTGTTCGTGATAGTCAGAGCCTGTTCGCCAGTATCTGGTTGTGAAACGAGAAGATCATCAATATTGCATCCAATCGCCTTAGCGTACACGGGGTCTAGGGCGTGCTCTGCGTCGATGAACGCACACTTGCCGCCGTTCTTTTGAGCCTCTGCAATAATGTGAAGTGCAATCGTGGTCTTACCAGAAGACTCGGGACCGTAAATTTCTGTAACTCTTCCACGAGGTACACCCCCAACACCCAGAGCCAAGTCAAGGGCAATGGAGCCAGTTGAAATCGTTTCGATCTGCATTGAAGCGGCGTCACCAAGACGCATGATGCTTCCTGCGCCAAACTGCTTTTCAATTTGGCCTAGGGCATCTTCAAGAAGTTTATCTTTATCCATAGTCGTATTGTAGGCTGTCAGTGGCTTGCAGTCAAGAGGGCTGGTACTATATCTTTATGAGTAAACGAGGACCAAAACGTTTAGTCACTCAGGCAGTACGCTTGGGCGAGTATGGGCAAACTAAGTGGCACATTGAGTTGGAGTGTGGGCACGCTGTTGACAGCGCCCGCAAACCTAAGGTGGATGAAGACCGCTTGTGCTGTAAAACATGTATCGCTCCTCCTGCTCCCGTGCCTTTGATAGAGGTGCTTTCTGAAGATAGGGAAGATCGTGACTTCTTCGATACTTACGACCCCATGGAAGACATCCGGGTGCGTGCGGCGATTGCTTCTAAAGTTGGAGTCCCTATGGATCAGGTAGAACTTGTGAACGGAACCGCTACAGTGTTTCTAGATGCTCAGCAAGTTCGTCGGCTGGTCTGACTTTAGATATAGTGGTCCCTCCCTTTCGTGTGGTAGTTGACGCTAACGCACGAGAGGCTGGGACGAACCCGATTGGTTTATTCAAGGCTGTTCACTTCATGGACCCCAAACACCGCTTATTTTTTCAGCGATGCCCACTCTCCCTAGATATGGCTCTAGTAGCCCGTGTGCCGGAACCGCATGGGCGTTTGCTTGTTCCGAACCTGTTCCTCAAGGCTTGATGTTCTCCGTGCAGTGACTGGCACCCCGTCAAGGATGTTGTTCCAGTGTATCGTGCGATTCAAATCGTTCCTCTGTGGGCAGGCGTGCCCTCTTAGTCTTCAAAGTACCAGTTGCGTAACGAGTGTAACCCTCCGGTCCTTCAGTGAACGTTTATGTCATCGGGATTTCCCGGTTGCAGTCTTTTGGCAGTTTGCTCCTTCTGTAGTTTGCTCATAGGGTAGCCGTATGTGGAGGGGCTGTCAAGTATGTGACTTTTCGGTTGATGGCTTGACACCTTTTAGGTACACTACGTTTATCATGGAGGAATTTCAATGTTTAATGTAAGCGCACCGTCTTGGTTTCAGGAGGCCCCTTGTGTCGGAGAGAACGAGTTGTTCTTTTCTGCGCATCCATCTAAGCGAAGGATGGCGGTGTCGATGTGTAATAATGTTTGCCAACACACGGAAGAGTGTTTAAAGTTTGCTTTAGACAGTGGGCAGACTGTTGGAGTTTGGGGTGGAAAGACTGGGCCAGATTTAGTCCGTCTTTCGGAAGTGTTGTCTGATGTTAACTGAGTATGAAGAGTTTGACCACGATGTTCTTGCCGTTTTAAAGCGTGGTGACGTTGAGATAACGTTTGTGTCATCACCATCTGCCAGTCTTGACGGTAAGAACTTTTCTGTCGTGTCGTGGACGATAGACAAAATCACTATTGCTGTTGCGGAAGAGTATTTAAATAAAGACATTGATGATTTTATCGTTAGTGGCATTTTGGACACGGTTGGAGATGATGCAACCGAAGAAGAAACAGTTAACGCAGTTAGAGAACACGCTATCCAGTTGTTCTCTGCTAAACTGACAGAAGTTTTTCGTGATGCAGTCACTGAGGTGGACGATCCGTTGAAGTATAGTTTGGACTATGCGCTGGATCAACTTCTTGACGAGCAGTGAGTGTTGACTTGTTGCTGATTTTTCAGTAAAATACACGTAGTTACTATTTATTAAGGAGACTATATGTCTGATTTGTCTGGACCGACTTCGACGTTAAACGAGGTCCATTCTTTATTGCGTTCTCTTGAGGGACACATTATGCAACTTGGCGAGGACATTGATGCCGCCGAGCAAGAAGAGTTGTTGCAGTTCGCTAGCGATTTACATGCAGCGAAGGGACATATTTCAGAGTTGTTTAATGAAGTGCAGTCTGTGGTAACCGAACATTTGGGTCATTTGGCTGTACCTGTTACTGTTGAAGGCGCTACTGTAGAGATTAAGTCTGGTTCCCCACGTAAGACATGGGATCACCAGTCATTAATTGAAGATATCAGTAAACGTATTGTTGACAGCAGTATTGACTTGAACACTGGTGAAGTTATTAAGTCCCCGGTGGAGATGATCCGTGAGGCGTTACAGTTTGCAGGTATTTCGTATTGGAAGGTTACTAAGTTGAAGGAACTTCACTTGGATGCAGATGAGTACTGTGAAGTTGGAGAGTCTAAGAAGAATCTAGTGATTAGGAGAAACAAATGAGCCATATGTTAGTTGCATTGTCTGAACCGTTCGACTCTTCAGTTGAGCGTCAGTTAAAGAAAGGCGGGACAAGCCTTACTTATATTCCTGTTAGTGAGGTAATCAGTCGTCTGAATCGTGTCCTTGGAGTTGACATGTGGTCTTACGAAATTATTTCGTGTGCCCGTGATGCCCTTGATCCAGATTTTGTTGTAGCGCATGTTCGCTTGACTGCTACGTTCGTGCCTACTAATGAGGCTCCTGCTATCAAGATTGTCAAGGACGGTATTGGCGGTCAGAAGATCAAGCGTACCAAGAATGGCGATATCGTTGATCTTGGTGACGAAATGAAGGGCGCTGTTTCAGATGCTTTGAAGAAGGCAGCGCAGCATTTAGGTGTCGGCTTGTATCTTGCCCGTTCCGAAGAAGCAATGCACTTGGAGCGTGTTGAGGACGAAGCAGATTTGCCAATTAGTGCTGAGCATTTTGAGAAACTGCGAGGCGTTCTAAATAATCAGCCACAGGATGTTATTGATGCTTGCCGTAGTCATTGGGATACGATTTCTGATGGCGCTGAGTTCATTAATGAGAATGTCACAGCAACTTATTTGAGAGCGATGCTTGACTTTGTTAAGACCCGTAACGCTGAAGCAGCGGAAGAAGAGACGGATGCAGGATAGTTTAGATTTGGGTCCCCTGTCTTATGAGTACCCAAAGTACATGTCGCCTAGTTCGATTGGAACGTTTCAGCAGTGTCCACTAAAGTTCAAGTTTTCTAGGCTAGATAGGTTGCCCACTGAATCTACGGAGGCGCAGCATTTAGGATCGTTCGTTCATGAAGTACTTGAAGAACTTTTCACTTATCCACGTGAAGAGCGTACCGAAGATACTGCTCGTAAGTTGGCTCGTGATTTGTGGAATAGCAAGTGGGAGGCTGAGTTTCGTGCACTTAAAGAAAAGTGTGACGAGAACGAATTTAGATGGAAGGCTTGGTGGTGTATTGAAAACTACTTCGGGATGGAAGACCCCACTTCTTTTGATGCTGCTGGTATTGAAGCAAAGATGGACGGTGACATTGACGGCGTACCTATCTTTGGCATCATCGACCGCTACACCGTTGAAGATGGTAAGTTAGTTATCTCTGATTACAAGACTGGTAAAAAGCCTCGTCCACAGTATGAGTGGGAGAAGAAGATGCAGATAACCATTTACAGCATCCTTCTAAAAGAACAGACTGGTATGGATATTGAGCGTGCCGAGTTATTGTATGTAAAGTCAGGTCAGTTCGCAAAGTATACAGTAGATGACAAACTGGAGAATGCGGTTCGTGTGGAAGTACGGAACACGTGGGACGAAGTGAAGTCTATGTGTGACTCTGGTGAGTTTGAGACTAGGACTGGACCATTGTGTAACTGGTGCGATTTCAAAAGCCTGTGCCCGGAATGGAACTAAATCATGGCTGCTGTAAAAGATTTTGAGATAGTTGTTTCTGAAGATATCAAAAACAAGGCTTCACAGCAAGATCGGGATTTATTGCGTTTACCCGAGAACCATGATCGTTGGAGAGAATGTCTTGTGAATATTATCGAAACTGTCTCTTTCAAGATTAGTGAACTAGACGCAGAGATTTCCGCTATCCGTAGTTCTTACTCAGACTTCATTACTGACCCTGCTGCCGGTCTTGAAGATCAACGTGAAAAGTCGAAGCGGTTCAGGTTTTACGCCGAGAAGCGTCTTGCTGAAGTGGACAGGTTAATGGCACTTGGTCAGCCCGCCGATCCTTCTCTTTCGTTGGCCACGTTCTTGCGTGATGCAATCATTGCACATAAGCGCTGGCATGAAGATAATGGTTTAGTTAACTCTGAGGGCGACGATTGTTTGTACGCTGCTCTTGACGGAGTTTGGAAGTTCTGATGAAGATTGGTTTTGCGTCCAACGATTGGTCACGCTCTATGCACACTCATACTGGGTTGCCAGTTATGGGCGGTTCAGGTCATATCAGAATAGGTCAGTATATTGCTCCTTTACGAAAAAGGGGCATTGATGTTGTCATAGGAATTTTAGCACACAATTCTATGACTGGCACTTTTGGTATTCATTCTTGGGATAACACGGGTGACCACTTTGATTGTGATGTTATTATTATGCAACGCTACATGCATCAGCAGGTTCTTCCCGATATGATACGTGCACAGAGAGTAGGGCAGATCATTCTTCAGGATGTTGATGATTGGTATTGGGGTTTAAGTAAAAAGAATGCTGCGTATTCGGCGTCTAACCCTAAACTCAATCCTGTGGAAAATATTGACTGGTATCGTAAGATCATTGAACAGTCTGATGGAGTGATTACGTCTACACCTTTCCTACGGGACAAGATGCTTGAATGGAACGATAATGTTGGCTTACAAACAAACTATGTCAATACGGCGCAGTTCAGAAATGTCTCTGAGTTTGTTTCTGATGATCCAATTAGGAAATTAGTTGTAGGGTGGATGGGTTCCACGGCTCACAGAAGCGGAGACTTAGAAATCTTAAAGCCTTTCGCTAACAAGGTTTCTAATTTTGCACGATTCCATCATACTGGTGATATTAAAGCACCAAATATTCCTAGGTTCCACAAAGAGATGGGACTGAGTGCGGGGATTGTGTCTACATCTCCCTTCTTACCTCCTCATTCTTTGCAGGAAGGTTTTCTTTTCAATGCTGGTATTGTGCCCCTGACTAATATTGCGTTCAATCATGCCAAGTCGTACATTAAGGGGTTGGAGTATGCTGCGGCGGGTATTCCTTTTGTAGCATCTTGGTCACCTCAATACGAGGAACTTGTGGAAACTCACGGTATTGGCCTGTTGGCTAGGGAGCCTTCAGAGTATGTATCGTTGTTGCATGATTTGGCAGATAACGATTACCGCAAAGAGCAGTCTGCATCGGTTCGCCAAAAAGTGAAAAAGTTTGACGTTAAGGTCGGTGCAGGTAATCTTTATACTTTAATTAAGAAGATGTACAAAGAGGCGTGGAATGAAAAGAGGTAAGCCACTTCGCCGGACACCTCTTAACAGGGGTACTAGCCAATTAAAGAGAACTCCACTAAAGCATAGGTCTGAAAAGATGAAGGCCAAGTATGTTGAACGTCGTTCTATCGTAGAGGAAATGTTGGCGAAGAACCCCGAGTGCGAGGCATGTCTTATCTTTGCGGCATACGATGGCAAACAAGGCGCAGTGCCGGTAAACAGAACGAATGACATCCACGAGTTAGTTAACCGTTCGCAGGGCGGAAGCATTCTGGAGGATGAGAATCTTTTTGCTGTCTGCCGACCTTGCCATACTAGAATAACGATCCGGCCCAAGCAGGCTGAGGGACTTGGTTTACACTTAGAAAGTTGGTGTAACTCCGAAGAGCATTTTCAGGAGGCTGCTAGGGTTAGATCAGAGTGGACAAAGGGTAGAGCAGCAAAACCGTATTGGATGGAAGAAGATGAGTAATAAAGATTGGTCGTTTTGTATCACTACTGGATACGACGATGTTGATAAACTTCAAGAGGTCGTAGACTCTATTAGACGTTTAACTATTCCTAGTTATGAAATACTATTCATCGGTGATCAGACCAGCCTACCGGATGGCTCACTCATAGGTGAAGATGTCACACACATCCATTTTGACGACTCGGTTAAGCCTAGATGGATTACCCGCAAGAAGAACATACTGGCACAGACAGCACAGTACGAAAATCTAGCGATGATGCATGACTACCACGTATTTGATACTTGGTGGTATTCACACTTTCTTCAATTTGAACAAGCGTGGGATATTTGTTCATGTCAGCAGTTATTCATAAACGGACACAGAGTACCTATGGATTGGTCTTTGTGGGATAAACCCGGAGCAGGGCGTGCGTGGGCACTACCTTACGATAACTGGGATGAAACACAATATATGTATCTCGCCGGTGCATTTTTTATAGTAAAGAAAGATGTTATGCTTGCTGAGCCTTTGAACGAAGATTTGCTTTGGAACGAAGAAGAAGACGTTGAGTGGTCTTTGAGAGTGAGAGATAAGTACAGAATGATTTGTAACGGCAAAAGTATCGTAAGACATAATAAGTGGCATCGACATTTAGGGCCTGAACCATCATGATTAAATTAGTTATTTTTGATTTAGACGGTGTATTAGTAGATACGAAGGGACTGCATTTTGATGTGTTGAATCAGGCACTCGCTGAATGCAACCCTGAGTATGTGATATCGTGGACGGATCATTTGTCTAAGTTTGATGGATTGAGTACAAGCAAAAAGTTGGCAATGCTGTCCGAGGAACGGGGACTTCCTGAAGAAGACCACCATGAGATTTGGGAGAGAAAGCAAAGACTTACGCAGAAGGCATTCTTGTCTGTCCCAGAAGACGAGAACGTTTCGGAGATTGTTGACTTGCTCCGGTCAGCAGGGATCAGGGTTGCTGTGGCAAGTAACAGCATTAGAAGTACAGTTGTTTCGGCGTTGTGCTCGTTGAACATCATGCACAAGGTTGATTTCTTTGTAAGCAATCAGTGTGTCACAATGCCTAAGCCTCACCCGGAGATGTATTGGAAGGCGATGTCTAAGTTTGGGGTTTTACCTTCTGAAACGTTAATTATTGAAGACTCACATGTAGGTAGACTGGGCGCACACCGCTCTGGTGCAAATGTTATGGGTATTAAAGACTCATACGATCTAAACAAGGAAAGAATAATGAAAATGGTAACATCTGATAATGACAAGTCTTTTGCGTGGGAGGATGAAACACTTAACGTGCTTATCCCCATGGCAGGTGCTGGTTCTAGGTTTGCTTCTGCGGGCTACACATTTCCCAAGCCGTTGATTGAGGTCAAGGGAAAGCCTATGATTCAGGCGGTTGTGGAAAATCTTAATGTAAAGGCCAAGTTCACATACATCGTACAGCAAGAGCATTACGAAAAGTACAACTTGTTACACCTGTTGAACTTGATTACTCCCGAGTGCAATATTGTTACTGTGAATGGCATGACTGAAGGTGCGGCTTGCACAACTCTGCTAGCAAAAGAGTTTATTGACAATGAACAGCCGTTGATGATGGCTAACTCCGATCAGATTGTTGAGTGGGATGCCGGTGAAGCCTTGTATGCATTCACGACCGATCATAGCGATGGTAGTATCCTGACGTTTGAGGCCACGCACCCTAAATGGTCGTTTGCTAAACTTGGCGAGGACGGCTATGTTAGCGAGGTTGCTGAAAAGAATCCAATCTCAAATATTGCTACTGTGGGAATCTACTTCTGGAAGAAAGGTAGTGATTACGTCAAGTACGCTGAGCAGATGATTAACAAAGACATTCGTACTAACGGTGAGTTCTATGTATGCCCTGTCTTCAATGAGGCAATCCTTGACGGTAAAAAGATTCGCACTTACAATATCAGTAAGATGTGGGGAATCGGTACCCCTGAAGACCTAACCACATACTTGGAGGCGACGAGATGAGAACAGTAGTTGAAGTTGGTGCTAATTTCGGTAATGATACTGAGCATCTTTCAGGCGGCAACTCAGGCAATATTCGTGTGTACGCAATTGAACCGACCCCCGAGTTGGTGGTCCATCTGGAAAACCGATTCGCCATGAACGATAATGTCACTGTTCATCCGGTTGCTATTGACTTGGAAGAGGGTAAAGCCCAATTCAACATTGCGGGCACCAGAGACTGGGGGTGCTCATCGCTTTATGAGTTCACCGAAGACATTCACGAGAAGTGGGAAGATCGGCCAGACTTTGCGTTTACTGACCACGTGATTGTTGACAAGGTTCGCTTGGATACGTTTATGGCAGATAATGCTATTGAATGGATTGACTACTTGTGGATCGACGCACAGGGTAATGACTTTCGGGCATTGAAGAGTTTAGGTGACCGTATTGAGCACGTTTCCGAGGGAAAGTGTGAGGGTGCTTACACCGTGGACTTGTACAGCAATACAGACAACCATGTTGATGATATTAAGGCATGGCTAGAAGAGCGAGGCTTTACCTGCACTATTGTCCCAGATAATGTAGGTAAAGAAGCAGACGTGCATTTTAAGAAACCATGATTTATATTTCGCATCGTGGCAATATCAGTGGCCGCAATTCAGATTTAGAAAACAAACCGCATTACATTGATACCGCTATTGCCGAAGGCTACGATGTTGAGGTTGATGTCTGGCTGAATATGAGGTACGGTTTGTGCTTAGGTCACGATGATCCTTGTACTCCTGTTGGTTTAGATTGGCTTCTTAGCCGCAGAGACCACTTGTGGATTCATTGTAAAAATAGTGATGCGTTTAATGCCTTATTATGTCAGAAAAGAAATGGCGTGCATTTACTGAATTGCTTCTTCCATACAGACGAAGCCTATGTTTTGACTTCAGCAGGACAAGTGTGGTGTTATCCGGGTATGCCTGCACTAGTCATGAATACATCTATTAATGTGTGCCCGGAGTGGAAAGAGGATACCTGTTACGACCCAGATACCTATAATGGATTCGCTGGCGTGTGTTCTGATTATGTCAAGGAGATTAAAGAATGTTTAGAGAAGTAGATCACAATATGCCATTTGTCATTGGCTCTCCACTTGTTGGGTGGAAGTGCGAAAGAGGAGAAGGCTTAAGTTGGTTACGCAACGCCGTGGAGGTCAAGGAACTGTTCCCACGAGCGCAGTTCTTCGCTGCACTAGAGATTGATGCCAAGGGCTTAGAGCCATATCAGGAGTTACTAGAATTACTTCAACAGGTTAATGGTGCGTGGTGGACGTATTCTTTGAACGACAACGAAAGTAAAGTTACAAGTTTTAATCGTTGGATTCGCATTGAGATTGGCCGCAACCTTGTTCGTGAATATGCTCAGCGTGGAAGGCTGATGTCAGGTAACCATTGGGGAGAAGAAACTCCGCAGGAAGATGCTGTCAACTTTGAGGCAATTTATTATATTGATTCTGACATGGTATTAGAAGCGGATCACATTAGCAAGTTGATGGAAGTTGATCATCCCATGGTGGGTCTTAATGTTCCGGCTTATTGCTTGACTGGTAAAGTTATCAACGAAGACCCTCTGATTGAAGAGCATTGGAACACGGCAGGAAGTTTATGGGTTAACTCTCCTGCTTACTATGAGTTGGTTTGGCAGCACAACTCGTATATGAATTTGAGTGACGACCCTGCCACACAATATGCTATGGAACGTTTGAAGATGCATGAGAGTGATGAGACTTGGGGGCAGACTTGGGTTCGCAAGGATGTTTCTGTTGAGCACGAAGTTCCAAGTTTGGTTTCTATTGAAGATCGGGATGTTCCAGATCGTGAGTTGTGATGGCAGCGAACTATGGCAAGAATGCCAAAGCAAAGGCCACTAAACTTCATAGCCTTTACGTCCGCACTAGAGACAATTTTACTTGTCGCTGGTGCGGTGCCACTAAAGCGCAGGGTAAACAAATCCAGTGCGCTCACATTATTTCTCGTAGCATTTCTGCCACTAGGACTGACGAGCGCAATGCGATTGCCTTGTGTGCGTCGTGCCATTGGGCGCAATCGAAAAATCCTTTAGTTTGGGCACGCTGGCTTGAGCAAGAACTAGGCCAAGCACATTTAGACGATCTTCTTGAACGAGGTGTTCCGGGTATCAAAGTGGACTGGCAGTCGGAATGCGACAGGCTTGAAATCGCCCTTGCTACTTTGGACACAACGTGATAATATATGTCTATGAATTCGTATAGAACTGCGCCGATTAGTCCTGCTGAAGTAGAATCAGAGTTGATCAGGCTAACTTCCGAGATTGAGCGAGAGACAGAAGAATTTGAGGTATTGGCTAAAGACCATGCTGCAAAGGAAGCGGAATACAAGAAGCAATGGTTCAAGGAATACCTAGCGGCTGAAGGTGCAGTTAAGCAAAAAGAGAGTTGGGCAGGGTACAAGACCAGTGAGTTGCATTATGACTCCATGATTGCTGAAGCACTCGTTAAGGCGAAACGAGAAAAACTACATTCTCTGCGCACCGCTTGTGACGCTCTTCGCACAATTGCTGCTAACGTCAGGTCGCAGACCAAGTTCTGAGGTAACTTATGATTCACAACATTGCAGGAAACATTGAAGGGCTAGCAGTAGATATTGACATGCTACAGCCGTTAGAAAACAACGCTAGGCGTGGCGATGTTGACGCCATCATGGCATCCTACTCTAAGTTTGGACAGGTCAAACCTATCGTCGCCGTAGAGAATGAGAGTGGGGCATTAACAGTTATTGCCGGTAACCACCAGTTAGAAGCAGCAAAGCGGTTGGGGTGGCAGCAGATTGCAGTGTCAATAGTTGACTTAGATCAAGAAAATGCACTGGCTTTTGCATTGGCAGATAACCGAATTTCTGAACTCGGTACTACTGATACTGACTTGCTGTACGACATGCTGACAGAAACGATGGGATACGATGAAGACTTTTTTGAGGCTTTAGGCTGGGATGACTTTTCTGTCGCCGCCATCGAAAATACTATCATCAGTGACTCACTAGGAAATGCTCCTGATCCCAATGCTGGATGGACTGCGCCGGAAATTGTAGTGAACGACATTTCTTCGACTCCAGCAGTGGAGAGTCAGCCTACTGTTCCTTCGCTACCTCCTTCGGAAGACAACGCTACTACTGCTACTCAGCCGGTTGCTGTTGAAAATATCGTGACTCAAGGAAGTACGGCGGCAGGCACATCGGGAACTAGAAATGCGGCTATCCAGTTCACTCTTGTTTTTGATAGTGCTGACCAGCAGTCTAAATGGTACTCTTTCCTAAAGTGGCTTAAGGAGAATCCCGTGTACGACGGTGATACCACTTCTGAGCGCTTACTAGATTTTATTGCCCAGCATTCCCCACGAGGTTAGTATGCCTAGACGGAGAATGTTTTTGGACATGAACTGTGTCGATGCTGCCCGAGAGCGCATGAGGCATGTTTACGATACTTTTGATACTGTCTGCGTTCAGTTCAGCGGAGGCAAAGATTCAACGGCCTGTTTGTATTTGGCAAAGGAAATTCACGAAGAGCGTGGCCTTGGCCCTGTCAAAGCCATTTTCCGTGATGAAGAAATGCTGTCCCCTGCGGTAGAGGATTATGTTACCCGAGTCAGTAACTATGATTGGGTTGACATGGAGTGGTATTGCCTTCCGCAAGGGCAAGAACTTTGGGTTTTAGGTAGACGCCAATATGTGTTATTGTGGTCTAAGAATCGTGAGCGAAAAGGTCGGCTTTTCAGGCCGTTTCCAGAGAACGCTTTGCGGGCAGAGCACTTTGGTCTTGATCCCGAAAAAGCGATTCCTCGCAAGATTGACGAGTATACGATGCAGGGTAAGAAAGGACGCACTGCGTTTATTACGGGTGTTCGGGCCAACGAGTCTATGATTCGTTACAGGACGGTCACGCAGAAGTTACATGAAAACTATATCAACCGTCCATTTAAACTTTCAAAGGCAATTCCTTTAAGGTTTGCTAAAGTCATTTATGACTGGACTTCTGACGACGTGCTTAAGTTTATCCATGAAGAGCACAACGGTGAGTACTGTGAGTACTACGACTATGCGGCCATGAGCGGGGCAAATCAAAGAGTCGGTATCCCTTTGCACTCTGTTGCGGCCCGACGCCTTTCAGATGTGCTACGAACCGAACCAGAGTTTTATGATGAACTGTATCGTTGTTTCCCCACAATTGAGGCTCAGAGGCAGTTGTGGGCAGAGTTTGATATTGAAGCAGCAATTGATTTTTATGCAGAAGATGGTTGGAAAGGTGTGAAGAATTGCATTGATGATAATGTTCTTACTCCCGGCTTACATAGAGCGGCGTTAGTTTATTCAAACGAGTTTAAAAAGAAGCACGCCAATGACCCGTATGGTTACCCTGTTGATCATTTAATCCGAACACTTCTGCTAAACTCGTTTATGGGTTCTCCTAGTCCTGTAGGCCCAAAGACTAAAGCACACAATAAGCGTGTGGCTTTGTTAGAAGACGAAACCCAGCAGTTGATGGATGCCGACAGCCTTGACTGGCAAGACGATACACGGTAAAGTAAATCCATGGATTATTGTAAAACATCAGACTTGCGTCCTGCAAAGTGGTCGTCAGCGTCATATATTGTTGCGCCTGATTACAAACGACTTTCTGAGTCTATCAGAGACCGTGGCATGTTGCACCCTATCGTAATCCAAAAAGACGGTACGATTATTGACGGCTATCATCGTTGGACTATTGCTAATGAACAGAACATGAAGAAGGTCCCTGTCAATGTGGTTAAATGCGATGATGTTGAAGCCATGCTTTTACATATTGAGTTAAACAGGTACCGGGGAATGATGATCGCCAAGTATCTTTCTCGGCTTATGCAGGGAGTGATGCAGTCTAAGCGGTTCACTGAAGAAGAACTTCGCAAGCGACTCGCAATGAGTTACGATGAGTTTGATGTCCTGTTAGATGGGTCGCTTATAAAGATGCGAAAAATCAAGCAGCACTCGTACTCGCCTGCTTGGGTTCCTATTGAGTCCAAGACTGGCGAAGATATTCATATCGAAAAGCCCACGGGGCATTCTGAACAAGCATAGGAGAATAACATGGAAATGAACGCATATCAAGCCGCCGCAAAAGAAACTGCGGTGTTTCCTCCCGATCAGGGAATTGTGTACACAGCATTAGGTCTTGCAAGCGAGGCAGGCGAGGTGACCGATAAGGTTAAGAAGGTAATTCGTGATAACGAAGGAGTTTTTTCTCATGATGCACGAGAGGCAATCAAGAAAGAACTTGGAGATGTGTTGTGGTATGTATCTGGTCTTGCTTGGGAATTAGGGTTTACTCTGACCGAGGTAGCCGACGCAAATATCGAAAAGTTGTCTAGCCGTTTTGAGCGTGGTAAGATTGGCGGCTCTGGGGATGACAGGTAATTCTTGGCTTTCTCTTGTAACTTCGACCGGCATTCTTGAATCGGCTAAGTCTTACGAATCGTTACTTAGTGCTGCTCACGCTGACTATTCAGTAGTCACAAATCAGGTGTACGTCTATGACCGTTTTGTGGATACTTTTGTTCAGGTACCTAATAGGTTTGTCACCGGTCGTGAAATTGACGAACGACTAGAGAACTGGGAAGTTGTCAAAGAGCGCTATGAGGTAGAGCAGAACCAAAAGATTTTAGAACGTGCCCACGCTTTAATTCGCAAGTACAATGGTTCGGCAGATTTCACGGGATGTGGCGTACTTGATCATGGGCGTAAGTTCTTTGCTATAGTTCGTACTGGTTCGATAACTATCCCCACGTTAGATGAGGGCAATGACATCATTGACTCCTACGTAGTGGTCATGACCTCCCACGATGGTAGCATCCCTATTTGCTATTACAATTTGGATAGCAGGCGGTCGAATAACACGACCTACAGGTTCGCAACCTCCCCGACATCAGAGTTTAGTATACGCAAACGTCACACACCTAGCGGTGCCAACCTAAACCAAGAGGCTACCGAAGCCTTAAACATGCGGACTAAGTGGTCTGACCATATGAGTTCTGCCATTGCAAAGTTGTTTGTTCCCACATCTGCTTCTGCTGTGGAAAAGACACTGGAAAAGTTTTGGCCGACCAAGTATGCTGCCACCGAGAAAAAGCGGGAGCACGCTGAAGGGGTTCACGAAACCATTAACGGACTGTACCGCAGTTCTCAAAACATTGGGTCTTTTGGGGAGTGCAGGTGGTCTTTACTTAATGCAATCAATGAGTATATTGACTTTCAACGAAATATATCTGACAAGGAAGCGGCTCAGCACTCTTTAGAGATTGACAATTATAGCCACCGGTTAAAGTTAAACGTGTTTGAATGGTTGAATACTGTTTAGTCAACTTCGATGAAAATACATTCTCCGGGACACTCTTCTGCGGCATCAATTGTGTCAGCAAGCAAGTTTTCAGGAACTTCTGCCTGACCTTCCGCCATTTGATAAACAGGCCCATCTGCATTACCGTTTGGCCCCTTTACGTTCGGCCACTGCACTTCTTTAACATATGCTAAACCGTCATCGTGCATCTCAAAAATATCGGGGCAGATTTCTGCACACAGTCCATCCCCCGTACACAAATCTTGGTCGATCCATACCTTCATATTTCCTCCTCAAATGATAATTTCTATTTTACGCCTGATACCCATACCTAATCCTGCACATAAGTTAAATGCGTGGGTAGCGGCATCAACTTGGTCGTCGTGGACTCTCGCTTCTGGGAATGATGATACTTCATCAATAAAGTCCGTGTTCCACGATGCTCTAATTAGTTTAACATTTCCGTTAGCCACTGCTGCGGCAAAAGGCTTTGCTCTAGTAACTTTATCACCTGTTGCTCTTTGTCCAGAAAAGTTGTAACCCGGAAGAACATATCTGGCGTACTGGTCAATCAAGTTCTTGCCTGCTGATCCCGGCTCTTGTTCCATCTGAATCATAATTTCAGGGCCATCTTCTTCAGCAGTTTCTCTAACGAACTTTTCAACCTTTTCCCCTTTGGCCCTGATGCGGCGAACATCCAGAATATAAAATATTCCGTTATCAAAGGCACCTAAACAACCGACTGTCCAGTCAGGGTCGGGGTTAGAGTTTGAGGGTTCTGTTCCTGCCAAGTCCCAGAATCGGACTACAGTTGTGTCTTTGCTGAGTTCTGGAACTTCACTAGGTTCGATAATTTCAAAGTTGTTTCTATCGAACATTGAACCGAGGGTTGTCGCCCACCAGTCACCAAACTCTAGCCGCTTACGTTCGATTGGGTCAAGTTCTGAAAGCATGGCACGGTACGATGTTGGGTCGATTCCGGGGTTATCTGTAAGCATTGAAGGAATGAAGATGCGTCCGTTGTCCTTGCCTTCTACTAAGAACCGTTGGCGTACCCAGTTTGGTGCAGGGTTAGTGGCGCATCTCATCCGCAAAGGGACTGTGGATAATGGCCCTGTTGCCGGACGGCGTAGACGAGAGAACATGTACCTATAATCAGACTCTCTTATTTCTGTAACCTCATCCATCCCAATAAACTGAAACTCTGAACCCTTATATCGCAAGTAGTCATTTACGTTATTCAAATAACCGAACGTAATGCGTGCTCCCGAAGGGAACGTTGCAGTGTATTGGTTGGCGTTCCAGTTAACATCATCGAATTGCATGATCCACTCTCGGAAACGGTCCATGAGGGCACCGGGAAGCGCAAGGTCTGCGTATGTACGACGGAACAGGATTGCTGAGTAGTTGGGAACGTCCACGTATTGCAAAGCAGCCATGATTAAAGCAGAAGATTTACCACCGCCCGCCGCTCCGCCAAACATAACTTCTTGTCCTTCTGAACGAAGAAACACTTTTTGAGTTAACGACGGCTCCTCAACCCAGTATTCTGAACGACGTGGCTCTAAGTATTCTTTGATTTTCTGCCAGTCTTGCGTTTGCGTTGACATATCTGCTTGTCTCCTAGACAAATAAAAGGTACAGTATACCTATGAGGAATATTCTAAATCGTCAGGCCATCGCCCATTTACTCATGGGCGCTGGTATACTATTAGTAGGCTTTGGTATTAGTATACTGAGTTTGGGGTGGGGTCTGGCAAGTGCTGGCCTTGCTTGTGGAATTTACGGCTATCTGCTAGGGGCTGAATAATGGCGTGGAACTCAGGTTCAAACAAATCCTTACAGAATATCAGTGATGGTCAAAAAGCGGCACCTATTTCTGTGGGTGCCCCCATCTCTTACAGTCCTTCTCTCGGGGAGAACCGAGGGTATCATGACGGCTGGGATATTACAAAGGCTTACCGAGACGGTGTTTCTAAGGTAACTTGGGTATTCAGATGCATTGATGTGATTGCATCTAATCAGGCCCGTCTGCCCATGATTTTCCGTAAGGACAACAACCCATTTGGTGAAGTTGTTGCAAACAACCAGATGCTAAAACTTTTTAACAATACTGCTAATGACGGTGAGAATGCTTTCGCATTTCGGTATCGGCTTTCAGCACAGTTGCTTATGAGCAGCCGTGGTGCGTTTGTTGAAATTGTTCGTGGGCGTGGCGGGGCACCAATTGCTTTACACCTTCTCCCTCCACAAAACACATCCCCTATCCCAGATGTAACGAAGTTCGTTAAAGGTTTTGAGGTAAAGATTAACGCCACAGAGAAGCGTACCATTAAGCCAGAAAATGTTATTTGGATTCGCCGCCCCCATCCCCTTGACCCCTATCTGTCCATGACGCCTATGGAAGCAGCGGGGGTTGCTATCGAACTTGAAAATTTGGCTAAAGTTTACAACCGGAACTTCCTGATTAACGATGGTCGCCCCGGTGGCTTGCTCGTTCTTCGTAGTGAAATTGCTGATGAAGACAAGGAAGAACTGCGATCACGGTTCCGTGGTAATATTGGCCGAGCAGGGTCTGTCGGAGTTATTTCTTCTGACGACGGTGCAGATTTTGTTGATACCGCTGCTAGTCCACGTGATGCTGCTTATATCCAGATGCGCACAGTAACAAAAGAAGAGATTTTGGCCGCATTTGGCGTTCCTGAGTCTATCATTGGTAACTCCTCTAACCGAACATTCTCCAATGCCATGGAAGAGGGCAAGGTGTTTTGGATGGAAACAATGTCTCCTCACCTTGATTTGATCGCTCGCTCTTTCGACAAGATTGACGATACTTACTTCGTGGACTTTGATACTTCTAACGTACCGATTTTGGTGCTAGCAAAGCAGGAGCGGGAACGTCATTATTTGACTGAGTTCCAAACTGGTCTTATTAGTGCCAATGAGTATCGTGAAGCCTCTGGCCGCAAGCGGGTTGTGTCAGACATTGCTGATTCGTTGCTTTCCAACCCAAATCAGACTCCAATCGCTAATACCGAAAAGGCCATGAATGAGCAGACCGGTGTAGAAAGTGGCGTCCCTCTAGACGTTCAAGCCCAAGAGGCACAGCAGTCCGTAGTGACCGAGTTTAGTCCTGAAGCGGGCGGTTTCGTAGAGGCTGGTACTGTAACCGGTACTCAAAATATTGAGGCTCCGGCTTCGGCTGTTCCGAGTGAACTTGAGGGAGATGAACCGGAGGGTAGGAAGAGCGCCCCTTTTCAACGAGCCTAAAGTTTGGTGATTTAGCAAAGAATTCCCCGTGGGAGCAGAAAGCACTGTATCGGGTTGATTCTTTAGAGGCTCAGGTTTCTAAGCAGTTAGATGATATTATTGATTCTCAGGAAGAAGCAACTCTCGCTGCGATTGCGGCCCCCACAGCGACTGCTTTGTTAAATTTAGGAACGGATTCTAATTTTGCTTCTGTGGTTCCTATGACTGAGTTAGCCGTAAGCACTGCACCTTTACTCGCATCCATGCGTAGTATCTATGAGCAGGCGGTGTCCGACAACATTCAAGAAGGGTTTGGGGACACTGTAACAGAGCAACAGGCAGAAGCGGCAGTTTCAGAGCACATAGCCACGGTAAACGAATTCAATAGTACTACTCAAAATCAAGTTGCTCAGGCGTTGGGCGCTGCTTCTGTTGCGAAAGCAGAAGATGGCGGGGACATAGACGTTGCCTTTAAGGCTATTTTGGCGGCAACTTTAGTCAAAGCGGTTTTCAATAAATTACGCAGCAACCGCAAACGAATGATTGTAGATTCTGCTGTTTTAGGTCCTTACAATCAAGGGCTATTTGATTCTGCCAGCAATAGCGATGTTGCTTTGAATAAGCAGTGGATTTCATTAAAAGATGAGCGAGTTCGGATACCGCACAAGCAGTTGCATGGTGACATTGTGCCTGTAAGTAGCCCATTTTTTGTGAATGGCGTTCCAATTAGGTTCCCGAAAGACCCAGTTGCTCCGCCTTCATTAACTATCAACTGTCGTTGCGTGTTGAAGTTTACCAGATAAATATATAAAATACCCCTGAGCACTTTTATATAAACCCTACTTGACGTAAGTCACTGAGGGGATACTATATTAATGTTGCAATGTCCTTAAGGAGAGTCATGACTACTTTAGTTGAGTACGCAGATGTCGTTGAAGACACTGATCCCGCATTTGATTTCAAAGCAATTTCCGGCCAGATCGGTATCGACAAGGCACAAGGCATTGTTGAAGCCTTTGTCTCAGGTATCGGCAATAAGGATTCAGTTGGCGATGTTGTCGTCTCTGGAGCGTTTAATGGCTCGTTGAAGCGCCGTAAGCCTCGTGTTGTTTGGGGTCACGACTGGAATCAGCCAATTGGTAAGGTTCTGGAAATTTACGAAGTTCCCAAGTCTGACCCTCGCCTTCCTGAAAAGATGAAGAGTGCCGGTATCGGCGGTCTTTTTGCAAAGGTCCAGTTCAATCTGAACACCGAGCGGGGACGTGAAGCGTTTGCGAACGTGGCATTCTACGGCATGGATCAGGAATGGTCAATCGGCTATAAGACGATTAATGCTGATTTTGACGCTTCTCGTCAGGCTAATATGCTTAAGGAAGTAGAACTGTACGAGATTTCTCCGGTTCTGCATGGGGCCAACCAGTTGACTGGCACAATCTCTGTAAAAGACGATAATGAAGGAACTTCTGAGAAGGGTGGAATGTACAACATGGATGACGACAAAGACGCTCCTTCCAATCGTGCAGATGCGATGTCTGCAATGATGGGGCGGATGCTTTCCCAAGCACTTCGTAAGCCGGTTCAAATTCTAGAGATTAATGACAATAGCGTTGTTTTCCAGACTGGCGAAAACATGATTTGGATGGCTACATTCAACCGTGAAGGTCAGCAGATCATGATTGGTAAGCCCACTCGTGTGAAGCCTATGACAACTTATACTCCAATGGGAGATGCCGCACCTACGTCGATGATGGTGAAGGACCCAGATGAGAAGGATGCCGAAGAGCCTGAAGGTATTCGTGACGCTAATCCAGAGCAGGGAACTTGGGCTACGCCTGACATTGCTCTAGCATGGTCGAAGACTTTTGGCTGCTCAGGCTACCATTCACATGGTGGGGGCTATCTGCCCTGCGAGACACACGACGAGTACCTAGAGGCTCTTGAGAAGTTTGATGGAAACGCAAACATTAACTCCCACAACAACTATCTTGAAGGTGTTGAAGTGGAAGAAGCAAAGAGTGCTGGTTGTGGTTGCGAGTCTGAAAAAGATGCTTGTTCTTGCGAGACTGAGGAAAAGGGCCACATGATGCGTGGAGACCGTAAGCCTGATTACCTTAAGGACCCGATGGCACTCTTGTTGATGGCCTATAACGAAATGCTCAAGATTCGTGGTGCTGGTGAAGTGCGTGAGGCCACCCTGTCTCTTATTAACGAACTTGAAGATTTCTTGACTTCTGCTCCCATGTCTCGCCCGATGGAACAGGGTGAGAAGGTTACGTCAGGTTTTGTTGTGCACGTTAAGTGCTCTGACAATGAAGCATTTGATGTAAGTGGTGCAGTTGCTGAGGTTCCTGTATTTACTTTCAAATCAGAGGATGGAGTTGACTTGCATTTCTCAACTAAGGTTGAGCATGAAGAGTTGTTAGCCAAGGTTGCGACTGCTCTTGCCGGTTTGTCTTTTGATCCTGAGATTTCCGTTTCAAAGCCCGCCACCCTTGACACTGAAGACGGTGTTGAGTAAAATACTCACGAGCAATGGAGTTCAAAATGAGTGAAAACATGAATGACGATCTTCAGAAGTTTGAGGATATTGAAGCGCTTATTTCCGTAGAGGAGAAGGGTGCTGACGAGGACGAGAAGGGTGCTCATGAAGATGAGAAGGGTGCGCCTTCTGTGTTCATGACTGACATCCGTTTCAAGGAAGCCGTTGAGGCTGGCGACCTTCTGGATGAGGCGGCGTTTGCTGCTCTTGATCCCGAAGACCAAAAGGGTTATGAGATGGTTAATGTTCTCAATGAAGAGACTAAGGAGCCGATGGGCTGGATGTTCCGCTTCAAGGCTGATGATGAAGATGAAGCCGAAGACGATGTTGACGAGGCTGAGGCTGAGGAAGCAGACGAAGATGAAGATGTCGATATGGTTGAAAAGGTTGCTCAAGCACTAGAGGCTGAGACCAAAGACGCTGATGACGACGCTGAGGTCGAAGAAGAGGCAGAAGAAGCCGATGCTGAAGAAGAGGCCGCTGAAGAAGAGGCCGCTGAAGAAGAGGTCGCTGAAGAAGAGGCCGCTGAAGAAGAGGTTGTTGCGGAAGAGGTTGTTGCGGAAGAGGAAGCAGACGCTGATGCTGAACTTCCTGATGATGCTGAAGACCCCGCTGAATCCGTTGATGTCAAAGCCGCATCAATCATGATGCGTATGGCAGGTCAGGAAGAAGAAAAGAAGCCTTCGATCTTTCTCACAGACGCTCGGTTCAAGGAAATGGAAGAGGACGAAGAACTCATTTCTGAAGAGAAGTACGGCGATCTAGATATGGACGCAAAAGAGTCTTACGAAGAAGTAGAAGTTTTTGAAGAGGGAACTGGCAAGGGATATGGCAAGCGCTACCGTCGCCGTAGTCCTCTGGAAGTAAACGCCATGCGTAAGGGCGGTCACATGGAAGACGAAGAAAAGTCTGAAGATGTCGAAGAAGTACAGGAAAAGGCTGAAGACATGGTTGACATGTTTGACACCGAAGAAGAAGCCCTTGAACGTGCTGCCGCACTTGGTTGCGAAGGCACGCATGGTGCCGGTGATAAGTTTATGCCTTGTGCTTCCCACGATGAATGGGAGAAGTTGACTGCTGCTAAGCCTGAAGATGGTGAAAAGTCTGAAGAGTTCTTGTGCGGTTTCCAGCGCAAGTCAGTTGCACAGCCGTGCGACTTCTGTCAGGGCGGTTGCGCTCCTGAAGATGGTCTTCCCGGTCTTGCAGATATTGAGACGGTTGTCAAGAGTGCTCACCCCGGTGAAGTTATCGGTTCGGGTTACTCATCGACTGACGACATGTTCGTTGTTGATGTGAAGCGTGAAGACGGCACTTGCATTGAAGTGTTCTTGTCAGGTGAGGGCGACGAACTTGGTTGGTTGCGTGTTGACGAGACAATCATTGATGGCAAGTCGGCTGAAGAGTTGACGATCATTTCTTCTTCAGACGCTGAAGCGGTTGCCGTGAAGGCATTTGACGACATGGAACTTGATGCGAAGGGTGAAGTCATGGGTATCATGGTTGACATCTTCGCAGATGAAGATGTCTACGTTGTCGAAGTTGATTCTGAGCAGAAGAGTTTCGACTTCTACGTTTCCGTGGAAGGCAAGGTGCTGGGCTACGACGAGTATGACATGCTTGACGACTTTGAGTACGACATGAGCGAAGAGGATGAAATCAAGGCTCTTGAGGCTGAACTTGAGATTAAGCGCATGTACTCTCGTGAGCAGCGTGAATCAATGGCTGAGTCTGGTGAGGCTATGGAAGATGGTTCATTCCCGATTGCGGATGAGGCTGACCTTAAGAACGCTATTCAGGCACATGGCCGTGCTAAGGATGTTGCCGCTGCAAAGGCACACATCGTGAAGCGTGCAAAGGAACTTGGTCTTGAAGAGATGATTCCTGAAGGCTTTATGGATGAGGCTGAAGCACCCGCTCCTGAGGCGGATGGTGAAAAGTCAGATGATGCCGAGTTGCTTTCAGCACTAGATGAGTTCCGCACTCTTATGGAGGGTGAAGGCTCCTGATTGAAGGGTAGGCTGCTATGAAACCCTCAGAAGTAGGGAAAAGAATTAGCCTTGCCAATGAAGCCCTTTTCAACGTCGGTTCTAGCGTGGTTCTTGGCTCAACGTACAATACGGACGAGGTAGAATACTTAGAGATTGGCGACGAAGTTTACGAGTTTAGACCTTTAGAGAGGTGTGGGGATGTCGATGCTGACTGAAATCAAGAGACCAGAAGTCGGTCCCAACGCAGATGCCCTAACCAGTCTTACTCGTGGCCGTGGTCCTCGGCGTGGTAATCTTGAAGAACTTTTAAAGTACTGGCGTCCTATTATGAAGAAGCCGGGAGGCTTTAGACGCTGTGTAGTTATTTTGATGGACAAGCCGCAGTTTGGTGGTAAGCCTCAGCGTATTTGCGCTTGGCTGCATCACGAAATTACTGGCAAGTGGCCAAACGAGGGTAAGGGCAAGCGTGGCCGTGGCCGAGGCGGAAAGCGCCGTAGCCGTAGTGTTCGTCGTGTTAGGAGCGCCGCTCGTCGTGCCAAGGCAGCACAGTTACTTTCGCACAACGAAATTGTTGAGGTTTCGCCTTTACGTATTGCTGTCCGTGAGTCTAGGGACTTCGGAGGGGTTTTAGTACAACCTATTGCTGGCCGTCAATCTGCTGTCGATATGAAGGCGGCTATGTTCGCCATGTATACTGCGAAGGTTCCGGTTAATGGCGAAGTCAGCGAAAAGCGTGTTGGTGTTTTTGGTAGTTCTAGTCGTGCGGGTCAGGCGGCTCAGGCGGCTGGTACAATTATTCTTCCGGGCGACATTTCAGATATTCGTAGCCCTATCCGGTCGCAGATTTATGAGACTTTGACTCCGGGCGGCGGTCGTGGGTTGCCGAGTGGCCGTCGTTTGATTCGTGGCGCTGGCCGTACTGGTAGGGGCGCACGCAATAAGTTCCGTTGCCCTCCGGGTTTCCAGAAAGGCGGCACTTTCACGAACGCACAGTTCAGTACTTGTGGTGCACAGATTTTGGGCATTCCCGGTAAGGGTGTAGGTTCTCCTTCTTCTGGTGCTCAGCGTGCTTTGGCTGCTTTGGCTAGGGATGCTTCGCTTGTTCGTGAGATTGGCGATCTTCGCAGCAACCGTAATCCTTATGATATTATTCGTGCGGCGCAGATTCCTGTAGCACCTAAGAAGGGTAGCCCAACTCGCCGCCAGATTTCAATTAATACTGTTCTTGCCCGAGCCGACGAGCAAGACTTTTCAGTTCGTGCTGTCCGTAGGGATGGGGTTATCCTTGAACCTGTTGTTTCGTTGCAGGCTCTTGGTAAACTTGATGAGTTTGACGATTTGGCTGATGGTACACTGATTGATCGTTATGAGAGCGGTCAAATTGGTAAGGATATTGTTCCTGCTTTCTCTACCGGTCTTCGTGATATCTATGTTGATATTCCTGAGTCTGGTGCTGTACGTGTGAGTAGAGTTGGTGGAGAGTTGTCTCCTACCGAGGTTGAAAGTTTGCGTCGTGTGTTCCCGACTTCTTTGCGGCGTGCCGCAGACTTACCTGATCCTAGTGCCGCTATTCGTAATTATGCGGACGGGACAGACGGTAGGTTGACTGTTGAGTTTGGTGAACTTAAAAACAACAAATTTGAAGTTAGTGTTAATAAGAACGAGTTGATTCGTGTTCAGACTGCTGGTGGCAAGTCGCTTACAGTTCCTCGCTGGGTGTACGAGACATTCTTGTCTCGGTCTGCTCCTCGTCGTGCAAAAGATGCACCTGTTTACGAAATCATGTCAGAGGAGAAGACTTCAAACCCTTTTTTCTTGTCCACCAAGACGATTACATCTCTCACACATCGAACCGCTAACTACCACGAGTTGATTGAGGTTCGTGCTGCTATTTTTGCGGCTAACCGTGAAAACATTCAGGTAAAGCGTATTGGTGGCGGTCGTCGTGGTGGACGTGCTCGTGCGTTGTTTGATCCGGGCTTGAATCGTTACAGGTGTCCTCCGGGAACCCGTTATGGTGGACGTATTACTGACCAGTTTGGTCGTAACTGTGGCTATTCTCTTCCACGTACTGTTGTCAATAGTCTTGTCGATCTAGGTATCCGTATTGAGGATGCTATGGAGAGGCGTCGTCAGCGCAGGTTGGAGCGGGGTTCTCGTCGTGAGCGGCTTGGTGCAGCGATCAAGGAAAAGTATGATAACGCTTTGAATGGTCTTGCTGATGTCATGGATAAACTTGCTAACGTTTTGGATAAGACTGAGGATAAGCGTCCGGGGCAGATTGGTCCTAGTATTGCTGAGCGCCGAAATGCTGCTCAGTTGACTGATGAAGATCGTGATTTGCTTAGTGGCGAGCCGTTGGCAGATGCGTTGGATAATTTAAAAAATGTGTTGGACGATCAGGACTTCCAGAATCCTGATATTCCTGAGATTCAGAAGGCGTATAAGGCTGTTGAGAAGGCTGCTGGTTTGGAGGCTGGCCGTCTTACTGATAATCCTGCGAAGAACGAGAAGGATCGCAGTATTGGTCGTCGTATTCTTGATTCTATTGCTAGCATCATGGATAGGTTGGCTAACTTTGTCGATCCTGACACTTCTCGCCGTGATCGACGTGATCGTCGTCCGGCTGCTTCTGCTGCTCCTAAGCCTAGTGCACCTAAGAAGTTTGATGCTCCACGTAAGCCTGAGAAACTAGACAACTTTAGTCAACTTTCGATTGGCGGTCGCCGTAAGAGGGTAGACGTTCCTGAACTTCGTGATTTATCTGATGATGATAAAGGTAAGGTAGATAACGCTATCCAAGCAGAGTTTAACCAGTTGTCCTCATTCTGGGCAAACCGCTTGGGCAAGGGTATCAACGATTTCTCTGAAAAGGATATTAAGAAGTATCTGAAGGCTAACAAGAATAGCAAAGATGCTCGTATTGAGCGTCGTCGGTATAACGACTGGCTGGAACTTAACGAGTTGAAGCGTGCTCAAGATGACGGGTCGTTTGACGGGGATTATGAAGATTTCGTGGGTCGGCTTGCGCCGAACCGTCGTGATTCTATTATAAGTTCGATCAAGCCTCCTGAAGACCCTCCGGGTGATGCTGGGGATGCGGCTGGTGCGGTAGATATTGAAACTCCTGCTGATGAGTTGCCTTCTCCCGGTGTAGATTATTCTTCACAGGGTTTCACAAAAGCACGTGGTAATACACCCACTAATGAATTTTTGATGGGTCTTTCTGACGAAGATTTGGCGAACTACAAACAAGCCCACGAGGCTGAGATTGCTGCGCAAGAGGCTGCGGGGAATCCACCTAGTAAAGTTATGAAAGATCGTGTTACTGCGATCACTATGATTCAGGGTATGCGTGAAAAGGATAAGGGTGTTTCTAATCCGCCTCCCTCTACTAAAGATTTGTCTACGGAAGGGTTCTTTGAGGAACGCAACAAATTTGGTGAGTCGGTTAATAAGTTTATCAAGTCTTTGACTGACGAGGAACTTGACGGATACATTGAATCTTTTGATAAGAAAAATAATGATCCTCTTGAACCCCCTGCCACTCCGGGAATGCAGAAAGCCCGAGAGTTACTGGTTGCAGAACGTGATGATCGTGATGAGAAGGGTGTTCAGGCTGCTTTAGTTGATACCGCTGATTTAGAGATGGGCGATCCTGATCCTGACGGGTTCCATCCTGTTAACAAAGTAGAAGACACTGTAAATAACCCGGACCTGAACGATACCACGAATACGCCAGATACTATCATTAATGAATCGGCTGATGGCTACACAGGTATACCTAACAAGCAGGCCGCTCATAAATATGCAGAAGCAAGTTATGACGATAAGCCGTATACGCCAGAGGCTGTTGCTGCGGCTAATCCGGCTGCGTTGTTTAATGACCCTGATTTTGACATTAATGATAAGAAGACTCGTGTAGGTGTACTTGTTATTGACGAATCGACTGGTAAGGTTCTGCTGCGCCATACCGACAATAACTATAAAGGTTACGGCTGGACTGTCAGTAAGGGCGGTATTGGTAATGGTGAGAATGTTGCAGAAGCGGCTTTACGTGAGTTAACAGAAGAGACCGGTGTAAGCGACGCTAAAATTGTTGGCGCTTTGCAGGGGTCTTTTGAATCTAAGCCCGGAACTGGCAGTAAGAACTATTTCTTTGTTGCAACGACAAATGCAGACAATGATAGTGGATTTCAGGATGCTTTTAATTCTGGTTTGACTGGCCTTCCTGAAACCGACAATCTTACTTTTGCGACTCCTAGTGATGTGGCCGGATTGCTTGACGAAGATACAGAAAACGTTTTAGGTAAGCAACGTGACTTAAAGATTTTTGATGCTTTGGATGAGTGGGTTGCTAGCGGAGGAGTTTCTGGAGATAAGAACGAGTTCTTCCAGACCGCCATTAACAATGCGTATGAGTCGGACGCTAGCCCTGTTATTAAAACTAATGCGGCTGGGCCTGCGGACGACCCTGAGGCGGGATTGAAGCATACGCCTTCTTTGGTTCCGAACCAAGCAATGCTTGCGAAGTCAGATCAAACTGGATTACCTCTCAAGAAAGTCGCTGCTTTCACAGATACGAAAGAAGACGAGAAGCGTTCTGCGGCTGCTCAGTTAATTGCAGATGTTGGCGTTGTCGATGCTTTGAACGACCCAGAATTTGTAGTAACCGACTTTGATGTCAATGATGAAATATTTGACGCTATCAGCAATGGAGAGGTTGACCGATTTGATCCCATAACTGAGGGCATTGACATAGGTATTAACGGTCAGGTGGGCTATCCAACCAAAGTGTTCCGTGATAAAGAGAATGGTAATGTTTATATTCTCAAGAAGCCCGCTCGTAACGACAACGAACATTTGTCTGAGATTTCAGCGGCTATGGTTGCACAAGACTTGGGTCTACCTGTACCGGATGTAACTTTCTCTGGTAAGGCGTATGTTGTTTCGGGTGATGAAGTTGGTCCAATGGGTCAGAAGGTCACAAAGTTTGGTGACACGACTAATCGTCCTATGATTATCCAGCATGTTGGTAACGTTTTAAACATGAATGAAGGTAAAGGCGACAGTTTAAATCATGCGCAGTTGGGCGCTATGCTTGCCCAACAATACTTAATTTCTGAACCTGACAATCATGGAGATAATAGGGTGAACATGGTTGACGCAGATGGCTTTATGTCTGTGTTTGCTTTTGATGCTGGCAAGGCGTTTATGCCGTATAAGTCTTCGTCTGGTAAAGAAGAATTCTTCGGTGGTCGTTTTGGTAAGTACATTGATGGCTTACCTTCTAGTGATCGTCGGGCTGTTATAGAAGAAGCCCAAAAAACGTTGTCTCGCTACGATGTGAAGTCTTCTAGGGACCGCATCATTGCCTCCGATATGGCTGACGCTAACGATTTGTCTCCTGAAGAGCGTGGAAGGCTTTCGGAAATTTCCGACTTTATTGGTGGACGCCACGCTGGTTGGCAGGCTGCAATGAGTAAAGATTTTGCGGATGCTATGATGTCTGAGGTTGATCTTGAGGATTCGCTTTCGACTCCAAAAGTCGTTACACCTGATACTACCCCTAAGGGTGGTAAAATGGTAGATAAGAATGCTGATCCACTTGATGTGAATTCTTATGCTCCCGGTATTGGTAAGGTTGCTGTTGGCTTGCAATTAGATCAGGACACGATTAAGGGTATTCAAAGCGCTCCGTCTCAGACGGCTATTAAGGCTACTAATACTAAGCGGTCGGATGGAATGCTGGTAGATTTACAGACCACTTTAGACGGTCCTGACATCGTTAGTAGCCAGATGACTATTACCGACGGTATGGAGATTAATGTAGGTGACTTCGATAATCCATCTTATGTGAAAGCCACGGAATTCCGTGCAAATTTAGAAGATCACACTTATGATCAAGTTGTTGAATTACTTGAAGCAAATCCTGATAAGATTTACAAAATAAAAGGAAGGGCTAACGGAGATAACGGGTCTAAGGGACTCCAGACGGTAGGTAACAGCCGTTTAGTTCAGTTCGGAGACGGCACTCAGAGTCAACCAGTTGTTTCGATGAGAGTGGACGAAAAAAATCGTGCGGATGCCCAAAATATATTAGATATCAGCCAGTTCCACGGTGAAAATATTACTGCTGGTAGTGTCGGTGGGGGGTTGAACTCTTCTGTTCCGGTCAATGAGGTAAAAAGTACAGATATTTATGTTGCAGACTTTGGTGATGTGAAAGTGATGCTGATGCCAGATTCTTATGGCAAAGAGGGTAGAACTAAATCTAATATGCACCGCCAAGTTAGGGTCTTTGTTACTGGCGACTCTAGAGAAAAGTTAAAAGGTGACGGAGCACAAGAAGCGATAGAAGACGCTATGGGGCGGATTGGTATTGACGCTACTCCTCCAACTGAAGCAGAGATTAGAGATTCGGCTGCTAGGCGCTTCTTACGTCATACTACTTTACCTTCTAAGGCTGGGGCACCCGATGGTACATATGGTACAGGATATGCATCTAATCCAATACAAAATAAGGTACTTAAGAACTTAGAGAAGTGGGGGATTAGTCCTGAGGATTTGACTGTGACAATGGCTTCCGGTAAACCGAATGTTAGCCTATCTCAAGCGAAAGCAGCAGAAATTATTAGAAAGTCTAGCGGTGGTACAGGCCCAGATGCGCTGGGTAAACGACTTCCAGTTTTCCATCACTCACAAAGTTATGTTTCCTTAGAAGTCGGTGAGACTCAAACAAAAGGTAATCCGTTGGCGGGCATAGGTCGCAGCGCCGGTATAGATAAAGGTAGAGCAGAAAGATTTGTTAGCGACTGGTATTTAGACGGTTCAAGTTCTGGAGGTTTAGACAGGACCTTAAGCCAGAAGTCAAATTTCGGTTCTGGGATGTCAGTGCGAGTAGACATTGCTAATGGTACTTCTGACAACTACTACTTCACAGTCAATATGTCTGACGACGCAAGCAACCTTCCATTAACTGAAAACAGTTTCTATTTGTTTTCCGACATTGGTGTTGCAGACATGGAGGCACACTATATAAAATCAGACAATTATGGCCTTGAGCATCCGGGAGGTACTGGCACACGTGCGTCTTGGACTGCTGACAGCAACACTCCATTCAATAAACTTTTAGGGGAAGGAACTACTTTTGGAGATTACACTTCAAAAGGTCAAACCGAGTGGAAAAACGGGTTTGGTGTTGTGGGTAACATGGTTACGCCGGAAACTGTCAAGTTATTAGAAGAGACGGTCCGGGAACGCAAACTTACTGCCAGCGTGTTGAACCAGCAAAACGTGGTTTCTAGAAACGGGAACTCTGCAAGAATGATGGTTTGGATTGACGGTGCTGACGGCCCTGAATTGAGATGGGGTCCTCAGGTATCCACGAACGAGTTGCTAACTGCTAATATGACTGGTAGACTGCCAGAGATTAAAGAACCGTCGAAAGATATCGTCCCTTGGCAGATATCGACTTCGGGAATATCATAAACACAAACCAGCGTCGTATGAGATAGAGAGTAAATATGTCTAATCTGAAAATTGTAGAAAAATATAAACTTCCGGCGTGGGTTGACCTTGGAGTAGAGTACGGTACGAACGGGGACGGGTTCGGTTTTCCTGAAACCGTAGCCTTTTCCGGTAAAGACGATAATGGCTTGTTTGCTCCTACTCCGTTGGGGTTCAATCCGTTTGACGAAAAGAGTTCTTTAAGCACAAGTGGAATTGTCCTGCTACCTGATGAGGGACCACCGGATACTATAGGTATTCTGCGAACACACCAAAGTTTTGAACAGATTTCTGGTATGCGGATGTATGATGTGACCGATTTGTCTTCAGACGGCGACTTACTAGTTGTCACTGTTCTTAAGCCAAAACGAGACTCGGAAGATGAGTATCGTGATCCTACTACTGTAATATTTAGGGAAGCAACAGATCAGGAGAAAGCGTACAGTAAGTTTGTTGAAGACGGTTGGGTAATCCCGTATGGAGATCAGAGAGAAGCAATTGCTGAAGTTAAGAAAACTGAAGAATACAAGAAATCTGAAGACGGTATGAAAAGCGCTTTGGAACAGTTTGAGCAGTTTAAGAAAGGCTTATCATGATTTTCGCATATGACCTTCCTATCACTCCCGTTCGTGCTATGGCTATGAAGCGAGTGAGGCCGTCCGAAAGAAGTAAGTTAGGGTTTAGTCCATTGGCCGCAGAACGAGTCTGGGCTTGGGACCCCAAGAACGAAACTCTCAAAGTATTCCTGAAACCTGATTCTTACGCTTCTAGGGATCACGCTAATTTTAAAAAAGATTTTGGAGACAGGCCCCACGATGAGCAGTGGGAAATTGTTTCTAGAGGAGATATAAAACCAAAATATATTAGGCAGTTTGTGGACGATCCATCGCTTTTTAAAGAGTTGGGTTGGGTAAAGTTGACAGGCAAGTAGAGGCTGTGCTATAATTGTACGATTCACACGAAAGGAGAAAATTATGTGGATGTACACTAAACACGGCGCTTACTCGGTTGTTGAGCATCGCTCCGGCGAAGAAATGATGGTGCGAACCCGACATCGCCAGTATCTTGAAAATTTGATGGAGGCAGCAGATGTTTCTCACGAAATTATTGTTACCCCAGAAGCAGACTACGAATTCCGCATTGTGGTAAGCAAGGCGGATTGGGAAGTCATCGGAAAGTATCTGATTACTTCGATTACATACCCAGACTTTAAGACTCATCTCGGCAAATCAGGCTTTTTCAATGATTCGGTAGAGGAGAGTTACGCAATCTACACAGGCGCATATAATAGTTATGTGAAGAATTCTAATTCTATTTATGCTTACTAACATGGAGTAATAAAATGGCTAAGGACCCCTTAGTTGGGCAGACGGTACCAACGAAGAAACTAGCGGAAGAACTGTCACGTATTTTAGGCTGTTCTGGTTCGCACCGAGTTGGTGACGATGCTTGGGGTCCCTGCGAGTCTCCACGTGACTTGATGAAACTCATTGAGTTAGGTAACCCTGCTTTCCGTGAATGGAAAAAGACCCAGACACGGCGGAAAGCAATTGAAGACATGATGTCCTTTAAGGCTGCTAAAACGAAGGGTGTTTTCAAGACTCGTGATGAAGCCGAGATGGCTGCTGTTCGCCTAGGTTGTACTGGCGCTCATCAAACCCGTCAGGGAGTTTGGGCACCGTGTGCTACACCTGAAGAACATAATGCGGCTCACGGTAATGCTGGCGCTGGTCGTTCTCGTATTTTGAGGGCACAGCGACCGGCACGCCGTGTGGTCGTTGATCGTCGTGTTTGGGAAAACTTGCGTGAACGTGGCCCTCGTGGTATTGAGACCTTGCCCGGAGGCGGATTGGTTTCTGGTAAGGCTGCTGCTAGTGATTCGTTCAAGCCCACGGCTGGTATGATTGCTGAAGCCAAAAAGGGTTTGAAGTGGCGTCGTGAGACTGGCCGTGGTGGCACGATGGTAGGTATTGCCCGTGCCCGTGATATTGCGAACGGTAAGAATCTTCCGTACCGAACGGTCAAGAGGGTTAAAGCGTATTTTGATCGCCATCAGAGTGATTCAAAAGCGGAGGGTTATCGTCCGGGTGAGAAGGGTTTCCCCTCTAATGGCCGGATTGCTTGGGCGCTTTGGGGTGGTGACGCTGGATATACGTGGGCGAAAGATATCGTTGAGCGGGTAGAGGGCACGCAGAAGTCTTTTGAGTCTATTGAAGAGAAACGGTTCTATACTCGTGCTCGTCGTATGGAGTATGCGAAGCGAGGTCTAGCCCTTCCTGATGGCTCGTACCCTATTCGTGATGTGGGTGATCTTCGTAATGCTATTCAGGCTTACGGTCTAGGTAAGGATCGTGCGGCGGCTAAACGGCATATCATGAAGCGTGCACGTGCATTGGGGCGTACTGATTTGATTCCCGATAATTGGAAGACTCGGGAGAAGGCCGCTAGACGATATGGTCCCAATGATCCTAAGACTCCGGCTAAGCCTTCGGAGCGTATTCGTGGTTCACGTCGCAATAAGCCGGGATCGGCTTCCGGTACTCGTGGTGGTATCAAATTGTCGGCGGCTGTTGAAGCGTCTTTAAAGAATAAAGTAAAAGAGCACAACGAGAAGATGGACAAGCGTAATAAGAAAGAACGTCGTGTCACTCTGGGAATGTTGAAGGCTGTGTGGCGACGAGGGGCTGGGGCTTTCTCTGCTACTCACCGTCCGGGCATGGGTCGTCAGCAATGGGCGATGGGCCGTGTCAACGCATTCCTTAAACTTGTGTCTAGCGGTAAACCGTCAAATCCTAAGTACACGACCGATAATGATTTGCTCCCTAAGAAGCATCCACGGTCCACTCGCAAGTAGACTGCTTGATCTAACTGAGTGATATACACTACACTAGTATTTAGTACCGCATAAACAGATTATTACAAAAGTTCCCGTGATTCTCTTTACGTTGGTGCTAGCATAATAAGTGACTGGTGCCGCCACCATATTTTTTTTATGTTGGGTCGCCTGTCATTAAACAGTATGTGAAACTCAAACATTAAGGAGAACAACATGAGTTTTGATGAAGGTCGGCTCAACGAACTGAAGAGCGCTCTAGACTCAAAGATGTCAGAGCAGCAGCAGATCGCTGATTCGATGCAGTTTGAGGGTAGCACCCTCGTCGCTGACGACGAGAAGAAGTCAGCATTCCAGAACAACATGACCCAGATTCGTGAAATCAAGGGTCTTATTGAAGATATGACCGCTCTTCGTGACGTGTCAGCATGGTCATCAGAGGCTGAGTACAAGTCAGTCGCTGCTGAGGTTGCTGCGGGCGTTGAGGCTGAGGTTGCTTCCCACCGTGGTTCGGTTGGCGAGCAGTTCCTTGCTTCAGCCGAGTTCAAGTCACTTCAGGGTGGTGCGGCTGGCGTGAACATGCACGCTCCTTTCCAAGCCAAGTCACTGCACACCAAGGACATCTACTCAGGTCTGCCCACCGGCACCCCTGACGCCTTTGGTGCTGTTGAGCGTGACGGCATTGTCCCGATTGCACAGCGTCGTAGCCGTGTGCGTGACCTTTTCCCGGCACGTACCACTAACTCTGCTGTCATTGAGTACTTCCGTCAGACCGGTTTTACGAACGCCGCTTCAGTTGTTCCTGAGTACTCCTCAGGCAACTTCGGTGCCAAGCCCCAGTCGTCAATGACTTTCGTTGGCGAGCAGGCTCCTGTTCGTACCATCGCTCACTGGGAAGCCGCTCACCGGAACGTTCTCGCTGACGAGCCGCAGTTGCGTTCGATCATCGACAACGAACTCCTTTACGGTCTTCGTCTGACCGAGGACAACCAGATTCTCTCAGGTGCTGGCACCGGTGAGGACCTTACTGGTATCCTTAACACTTCAGGCATTCAGACCTACGCATGGTCAACAGGTGCAAACACACCTGTCGTTGACACCAAGGCTGACGCTCTTCGTCGTGCGGCTACGCTTGCGTACCTCGCCTACTACGAGCCGACTGGTATCATCGTTCACCCATCAGACTGGGAAGACATCGAACTCACCAAGAACTCACAGGGCACGTACCTTCTTGCCATGTCAGTTGCTGGTGGTGCGGAGTCACGTGTCTGGCGTATTCCTGTCATCGACACTCCGGCCATCACTGAGGGTACTGCTCTCGTTGGTGCGTTCGGTACCGGTGCTCAGTTGTACGACCGTGAGGCTGCTTCAATCCGTATTTCGGAACAGCACTCAGACTTCTTCGTCCGCAACGCCATCGTGGTGCTTGCTGAAGAGCGTCTGGCTCTCGCTGTGAAGCGTCCAGAGGCATTCGTTAAGGTGTCATTCGACTCAGCACCCACCCCTCCCTCTCCCTGATCCTAGCGATTAGTTGAGTGAGTGGTCGCTGAAACTTAGCGACTAGTTCAAAGGCCCCCCGGCTTCGGCTGGGGGGCTTTTGCTATACTAGGGTATGCCCATTTTTGATAGCGACTCAAACTTTCCAGTGCCTACGTGGACGAAGGACGACGTTGTTGTTTTAGAAGCAATTGATGATTACTATGCTTTGGGCATCGTCAGGTTCTTAGGGTTCTTGATTAGCAATGAGGGCATTGTTGCTGACTCCACGCTGGATTTGATTTTAGTTGTCCAGTCTATAGTTAACGATTCGGATGAGAAGTACTCGTTTGATGAT